CCCTCCTATTATTAGATATTCAATCAGTACAGGTCCGGTACTCACAGTTAAAGTAGAATTTGAAGTGAATTCGTGTATTTTATATCTAACCTGTGTATCAGTAGAGGTTTCTCCACCGGTTATTGAAGTAATAGTTCCACCCGTTACTGCAGGTGACGAACTCTCTAAAGGTGTGTAATATTCTAGTTCTGATAATTCCGTATTAAACCTAATCATTCCTGCAACACCCGTGGGTTTTTGGGCGGTCGTACCTGATGGAAGGCTTAGAGCACCCGTTTCAGAAGTTCCCACAAAACCACTCACTTTTAATGCCCCCTCTATATCCAAGTTCGCAGTGGGTGCCACATTCGAACCTATACGAACTTTACGGGTCGTGTAAAGTTCACCATTTGAAGCTCCGGGAACGTTCTCTAACCCTTCTGCTGTACTCATAGAATCATAATCAGATTCTGTACTAGTAAATATATCAGATAAATCTATATTAGATTGAAATTCTTTCGCGTATTGTAGCCAGTGGTGTAATTTCATGGCACCCAAATTACCGGGCGTATACGTCTTCCCTAAAATATCATTTTGTATAGCAATAGTAGTATCAAGTCCCTGACCACTCGCATTTGCGAGTTCTATTATTTTAGCTGGAATAAATGTATCCGAAGCTTTACGTTTATGAAACGTTAATTTATCTCCTGTATTATCGTATGAAATTTTTGCCTTGTCCCCAATCCAAAGAGAGTTATCACTCAAGAATAAGTGACGAATCTTCTTTTCCGCCGTACCTATATCATATTGTTCATGCGTCGTAGGAATTATATGACCACCCAAAGAAAAGGTTCCACCATTCATTTCAATATTAGACGTCGTTCGAAGAACTTCGACGTTTGCCGTTCCTCGAACATCTAAAGTGTGTGTGGGTGTAGATGTTAATATACCCACGTTTGACGTAGATGTATCTACAAACAAATTTGCATTACCTACTTCTATATTAGCCGTCGTCTTGAACGCCTTATTTGTATTTAAAAATTGAACGGTCGACGTAGTTGTATTCGATGAGGTTATATCCAATTGATCGAGAATAATCGATTTAGCATGAATATTTCCATCGAGTACCCTGAGGTGCGAATCGTGAATATCGAGGAACCCGTCAGTTCCGTTCATTTCTATTATGAATGGAGGTTTTTTCTTGCAAAGTGGGTCACACTTTGGAGGAAAGTTTTTAGTTTGAGGTCTCGGTGACTGTTTCAGTGTTTGAGGTCTCAGTGACTGTTTCAGTGTTTGAGGTCTCAGTGACTGTTTCAGTGTTTGAGGTCTCAATGACTGTTTCAATGTTGACAACCTCATCTGGTCGTGTAGGCCAAACAGGGTTCGCTGGATCCTCTGTATTTGCGGGAAGGTCTCGGAGGGCTTGGCGATAGTCAAACCAGGTCTGTTGTACCACTGTATTCGAGTGAGGATAATCGAGGGTAGCATACCGATCGGTCTGCTCGAGAAGGGTGTCCCGCTTGGTGCGGAGTTCTTTTAGTGGTTGGGCATCGATGAGTTCTTGAAGCTTAGCCTCGAACTCCTCCTTTGAGGGTTTTTCGTATCCTTCGGGAAGACGGATGGATTCCCATGTTTCACCACATTTATACCATTTTGCACCCGGGCAAAGAATTCGGAGTGTGTCTATGTTCATTAAAACTAATTAAGATAATAAAAATGCCGCGAACCGACCATATCCCTGCCCCCAAGATAGGTCACCTACGTTTTGCGTAAGGTTATTTGTGCACTGTACCTTAAGCTGGTCACCTTTATTCAATTTTATCACCAATGAACCATTCAATTGTTTACATTCATTCGCATACCGTATTGTCTGAGTAACTACAGGACGGGTGGTAGAAGTTGGATTCCACCCAACATCGTTTATTACGAAGTTAATACTGCCACTTTTTACACCTTGGTTGTAATTACTAAACCCACGCCATTGGCAACAGGCAAAAATGTGATACTCACCTGTCACAGGAACAGTAAATACACCCGTAGATGTATTGTACGCATTATTATGATTTATAAACGTGTTTCCAAGTATAACATTATTCTGTGAATTGTTTAATCCTTCGAATACGTAACCATCGTACTCATATGCACTAAATATAGGTCTCACTCCTGCACCGTAAGGCACGCCTCCAACATTTAAAAGAGCATCTGAAACTTCCCCATCCCCGAGGCCTATCCCGACCCGAGTCTTCGAGAAGTTCACCACGTGGTGACCCTCATCGCATCGACCCATATCGTAGAGGGTCTTGACCTCTTTGGCGGTGAGGGCTGTGTCGTAGAGTTTGAAGTTGGAGATGGAGCCGTTAAATCCTTGATTTGATGTATTTTTATATGTTCCTATCGTTATCTCAGAATCTTCAGGAACTAGTCCACCTAAATTTGTACCATAATTTGTGTTGGTACCTTTTACACCATTTACGTAGATACTCATATTGTAATGTCCACCACCTGGATACGTTAGCACCGCGTGATACCAGTTGCCTAAATTTATTCCCCCACTTGGTGAAACACTCATAGCATTACCATAGAATTGCCCGAGAACTTGATTATTTGTTGTGTCGAATGACATGAGAAAGGATTCTTGTGAGGCTTGTGCTCCCCACCCAACTAAAACATTATCGACACCACCTGTTAAAGCGGAAGCATTAAACCACAAACTCACGCTGAATGGTCTATCACCTCCTACACCAGTGGCTCCACCGATAGATATACCCGAAGTTGTCGCACCGTTAAATGTGAGTGCCTTTTTAATAGCGTCATAACTAGCACCCGTGGTAAAAACACCATCCAACCTCCTCCCACTCGTGTCCCGCACAGCCCCCTCGAACGTGGGGTTGGTCGAGGTATTATATTCCACCACGAGTCGGTCTCGCCTCGGTGTATCGTCCGCGTCTAAGGGTGGACCTATCCGGGGAACGTTGAGGTTCTTGGTGAGAGTCAGTTGACCGTCGTGGAGGATGGATTGACCCTGCTCGCGGGTGCCGAAATAGCGGAGTTGTCGTATGTTGGTGTAGGTCGAGTTATCGGACAATGTATGGTTGGATACTTGAACCTGAAACGCTATATATTTGTATGCTTTTACTGCGTTTATTTGTATTTCTTGTGGATACTGACCATCTAAATTGTCTGTGATAGTCGCACCAAAGTCAAGATTTGAATATTCGGTTAACTCTTCCCATACCGAATCGATACCATTTTTACCCCAAATTTTTCCATTTTTGGGAGGATTGGAATAACTCACTGTGGAACTGTTCGCACCACGTGGGTAAACCAAAACACTTTTCATTTTCACATTATACGGCATTTCTAAAATGAGATATTCACCAGCTTCTCCATTTATAGAACTAGTTCCATTAGATGTTCCATCTGTATTATATGTCGGATTACCAGATATCCATATATTACCGTTTCCTGGAACACCATATACCCCATCAAACGCTTTCCACCCTTCCTGTCCGCCACTTTGAAACGTTGAATTTATGACACAAAACTCCCCGTGACCCTCAAAGTAGTTCTTGTACCCATTCATGGGCCCAGGAGGAAACTCTTCCACATTGTGCGGCTCATCCGCCACACTCAAGGATCCTTGAGGTGCATCCGTACCGATCCCCAATTTTCCTTGTTGAAGCACCATCTGCGGTTTCGCACGCCCGAACTCCTCCTTTTGTGCGTTCCAAATTTCCAGGGCTTGGTCCTCCCCCACGAACTTGTCGTAGACCCTAAAGTTGGCCACCTTGTCGATGTTTCCACCGCCGATTTGGATGGGGATGGAGTCGACGCCTATGCCGAATATTTGATAATCGTGAATATAAAATTGCTTTTCATCATTAGTACCATCGTACCAACAACTATCACCTAAAAGTGTTATATATTTATACGCCGTCGTCGCATTTATTGTGAACGTTGCTTCATCGGTTGAAGAAGTTGCAAAATCAAAACGCGATCCTAATTGATAATAATTCCCAGAAATGGTGCCGGATGTTGGATTATGTGTGTTACTACCAAATAATTTCCCACCCTTGAAACGTCTCCTTGCATCATTGGAGTTACCGGTCGAACGTATCTTAATCGACGAAACCTGTAACTTGTGTGGTAATTCTAAAGTCAACCAACTTCCATAATGAACCGTAGAACTCGCATCAGTTATCGTTTGACCACTTCCATCTGCTAGGAAAAATTGATTAGGTGAACTTCCTTCAGCACCACCAGAATCTGTAAAGAACCCACCGTACCACAATGTTGAAGTATCTCCATCAAAAGCAAGAACAGGTTCTCTACTAGCCGCACCATAAGTACTAGCAGTTACTACATAACCTCTTTTAGCTGCTGGTTTGTTATACATACCTATACCATTAGAGGTGTCGAGAGTGATGTGCGGATACTTCAAGACATTCGTGGGATCGGGAAGACGAACCAAGTCGTTCTCGCGGTGGCCGTAAATATGAAAATCTTCAATGAACGTGTACGTGCCTGTATTTGTATCTAAAGTCTGTATTAATAGTAAAATATATTTATACGCTTTACTTGATTCACTCACTATGGTAGCTTTATAGTCACTCGCTGGATAAGTTAACCCACTATATTGTTTTAACACGTCCCAATTTTGGTCATCATTACTACCAATTAGAAACCCTGATGTAGGTTTGAAACCGGCATTATTGTTTTCAATTATTTCTACATAGCTTACATGTAATTTATGCGGTAATTCTATTTTTAACCAATGACCGGATTCTGGTGAACCATTTAACGTAAACGAAGATCCACCGGAAGAGTAAACACCTGATGTAAATCCTCCATCAGTTGACCACGCCGAAAACGCCAATGGGGCAGTTTTATCAAAAGCTTTAAAAGCATTTCGAGTGCCAGAAGATCCTTCACTACTCGCACTCACCACATACCCACCTTGCGAGTACCCAGTCATCGCGAAGGGTGGATAGTCCCCGAAGGTATCTTCGGCTTGGTCCTCCGAAACCTTACGTCCATCGAGGTAGGTGACTCGGGAGCCACCTTCACCTTGGTACGCATAGGTCAGATTGTGCCACGTATTCGATTGGAGATCGAGGTTCACGGAATCCAACTTCTCTTGGTCCGAAATAGAAAAAACGCACGTGTTGGAAACGTTCGCTTCTAAATTGGAAGAATTGAACCACACAGAGACCGCATGGGGCTGGTCACCTTCGAGGAATGTATTCGCCTCTACGGAAAGGTTAGACGTGAGCGTTCCGTTAAGGGTCCAGTATTTACCGTCCGTGACGTACGTCGATTGGTTCCCCGAAGGATCGGGACCACCCGAAATCTGGTTTGCACCGAGTTGTCCCGCGTTTCCATCGACGAGGACTTGGACACCCGTCGTTTGGGCGTTATTGAAACGAGACTTAAAGGTCGTATCGACCGAATGATCTCCTTGTGTAGCAAGATCTTCGTAGCCGTATAAACTTATTTGATTTCCCCAACAGCTACCATCACCCCCTTGTACTTGTTCTATAACGACCATGAAATATGTATAAGCAGAATTTGAACTTGATGTTATATGGGCATAGTCAGCCACGTTATCAACTGTCCATACTAGATCATTATCAAACGCTTTGACAGTGTACCAGTCTGAATTATTATTACTTCCTAGAATAGCACCCTTTTTGGGGCGCCGAGCATCTATTGAAGTTTCCCACTTTAAATAATTTAACTTAATTTTATGAGGCAATTTTAATTTTATCCATTCACCTATATACGTGACTCCATCCGCCGTAAAAGTACCCTTGGTTGTATTGTTTGTATGTATTCCATATGGTGAATTGGTGTCAAAGGTATTTGCATAATGTGTTTGCCATATATTCGGCGGATTGCCCGACCCGTCCGCATTACCATCGAATGCTCTCCAAGCTACACGGGCATCAGTACCACTAACAAACGTACTACTCGAACTTACAGTGTACCCCGCTCGAACGTACGTTTTGGTCGAGTCATTGGCTTCAAACTCCCCCTCTTCAAAAATAAATTCGGGATACTTCTTAAGCGTCGCGACCCCGCGTCCATGTGGACCCGAAACGTCTGTGATCACGTTGGAATTGTGCTGGATACCTTTCGTCTGGATACGTCCTGTGATCGTGTCAATAAATGAACTCGACGTACCCACGAACGATATCTTATTTGCGTTTCGAATCTCTAGAGTATCTATGACAGATTCGAACGACATATCTACTATGAAGAGAGGTTTTTTCTTGCAAAGTGGGACTCAAGCCACTTTGGAGGAAAGTTTTTAGTTTGAGGTCTCGGTGACTGTTTCAGTAGGCAAAACGAAGTTCGCTGCATCCGGTCTCATCGGCCAAACGGCGTTCGCTGGATCGTCAGTCGTCGAAGGAAGATCGCGAAGGGCTTGGCGGTACTCGAGCCATTCGGTTTGTTTCGCGAGGGATGCGTGCGGCCAATCGGGAAGGGCGTACTTATCCGTTTTAGCGAGGAGATCGTCGCGTTCTTTGCGAAGATTCTTCATAGGTTGAGCCGCTACGAGTTCTTTGTATTTGACTGTTAATTCTTCGAGGGTTGGTTTTGGAAGTGTATTTCTCTCATTCCACTTCAAGGTGCTATACTCATTTCCCCTTACACTGAATGCACAACCCTTATAGTGTTCGTTTAGGACTTGTCCAATGTCACACTCCATTTATAAGTTCCTAAGATTTTAGTTTGCAATTTCATACACGACCATATTGGACATACATCTCATGTCATCACTACTTCTATCATTTATGTAAAGTGTATAGCTGACATCACCCCAGTACGAGTTACCAGCTACATTATAACGGCGTGTATGCACGCCGTTAGCTGGAATGAGCACCTGAATATTTGTATTCACCATATAGTCTGTGCTAGTTGTTCCTTCATATACCGTTGCAATACTACCTACACTGTTATTATTTTCTGACTGTGTTCGTATGACAGTTCCGTCTTCTTTGAATCCAAAAGATGCTACATACGTAGCACTGCCATTTATCATCGCGGTTAGTAGAATACTAGAATTGGCAAATTTTGGTTTAAAATTCATATCAAGATAATCGATATCATTGGTAGCATCCGATAGCTCTCCACCTGTGATTGTCTGTCTGCTCGTGTTGTTAAGAGGTGTAGATGCGTATTGAACTTGAACAATCGATCCCGGAGCATACAGAGGTGCCGCGATGTGAAGGGGTTGGGGGTTCGCTACACTCCCCGTGCGACCCATATCGTAGAGGGTCTTGACCTCTTGGGCCGTGAGGGCGACGTCGTAGAGTTTGAAGTTAGAGTATGATGCTGGGCAGAAGTCGCTACCGGCACTACTCGCATTTACCCATCTGGCACCGATGACAAGATCGGGGTTGTCGTCAAAATTGGTAACGTTAGTTCCCGTGGGATTATTAACGGTTGGTGTACCGGGCATAATATTTCCATTTATGTATACATCGTCTGTCGAAGCACCACCACCTTGATGATGTACGGCTACGACATGTACCCATTTACCTATGGGGAATATATCCGATGTTTGGTTTGTACCAGCAGTATTCCACAACAGATGAGAACCATCCTTTCCGTACCAGTAAATACTACCAGAATTGTATATATCAAGAGCCATACCCTTATTAGTTGTATTAGAACCCAGCATCACCATAGTCATTATTCCATTATAAGCTTGAGTCATCTTAACCCAGAAACTTATAGCGAATGGAAAATCACCAGGTGTAAGATGCGTCTTAGTGTGCACATAATCACCGGTTCCATATTGACTAGTATTAGTCCACGCTTTCTCCGTCGCATCATACAACGCCCCACCATAAAACACTCCATCATTCCCCCTCCCACTCGTGTCCCTTACACCCCCCTCGAACGTGGGGTTCGTCGAGGTATTATATTCCACGACAAGTCGGTCCCGACGGGGTGTATCGTCTGCGTCGAGATCCGGCCCTATGCGGGGAACGTTGAGGTTCTTCGTGAGGGTCAGTTGGCCATCGTGGAGGACGGATTGACCCTGCTCGCGGGTGCCGAAGTAACGAAGATCTACTATACCTACAAAATCATTATACGCATGACCACCACCAACCTTAGTAACTACTAATCCATAGTATTTATAGAACTCTGAATTTTCAAAATTAAATGTTGTATGTCCCGGATAATATTGAATATCCGTAAATGTATGAAGTTTAGTCCACGTATAATTATCTTTACTCCCCCATAATTCACCAGATTTAGGAGCTTGGTATTCAGCTCCCGGTAATCGCGGTTTTAAAATAAACTTCGTCACATTTGTTAAATATGGCATTTCTAATTTTATCCATTGACCCATAGAAGTTTCTGATGATAACCGAAATTCGTTATCTTCATATTCACCCGAACTTAAATTATATCCAGCATTATTACCCATTAACCAGAATTCGGCTGCTCCGTGTGCAAATGCATTCCACGCTTCGTGGACAGCAATACCCGTATATTCACTCGCACTCGCCTTAAACACACCATGCCCTTCGAAATATGTTTCATCAGCCGTCATAGCCCTCGGAGGAAACTCTTCCAAGTTGTGGGGTTCATCCGCCACCGCCAACCTTCCCTCAGGTTCCGTCGTGCCTATCCCGAGTCGACCCTTATGGAGGGTCATGGAGGACTTGGCCCGACCGAACTCGTCCTTTTGGGCATCCCAAATCTCGAGGGCTTGGTCCTCCTCCACAAACTTGTCATAGACCCTAAAGTTGGCCACGCGGTCGATGTTTCCACCGCCGATCTGGATGGGGATGGAGTCGACGCCTGTGCCGTAGTATTCAAGTCTCCTAAATTCGAGCAGTCCACCTCCACCAGTAGCAGAAGAATTAACTGAATATGAAGTGTGTGTTACGACTAATC